GGCTTCCGGATAATTGGCAAGAAATGATAAAAAGCGGTTTTGATGAATGTATGCGCGTCTTGAAGCCTTACGGCACTCTTGTATTCAAATGGAATGAGAGTGAGATAAAAGCTGCGGAAGTTTTGTCTGTTATCCCGTTCAAACCTCTTTTCGGACATACTACCGGAAGACAGAGTAAGACAATATGGATGTGCTTTATGAAACTGCCAATTAACTAATAACAATTTAGAAATGAGTAAAACAACAATTTATTATCTATTCCTAGTAGCAATGTATATGCTGCTAGGATAGGTGGAAAGGAGAGATATGAAACAGACAGTAGAAGAAGCAGCATACGATTATGCTACTAATAAAACGAAGTTCAGAAAAGACGTTCTGAAAGAAGTTGACGCGGATACCTACGTTTCACGTCATGCTGATAGTATGGAAGATTTTCAATGTGGTGCAGAGTGGCAGTCAAAGCAATCTCCTTGGATAAGCGTTAAGGAGCGGTTGCCGGAAAATAACACAGTGGTTCTAACAAGAGGGGCTTATGGCTTCCTTATTTGCCAGCTTTCAACTTTGGGCGAATGGGAGACGGGAGCAAACGTGAATGAAGAAAGATTAGGTATAACCCATTGGATGCCTATTCCCTCTTTCGACGATATACTCGAATTCAACAAGGATGTACTGGAACGAATTAAAGAGAAAGGAGATTAGTTATGAGGTTTATATTAATTATACTTATGGCAACCACGATGTTATCTTGTAAAGATGATATGGAACATAGATTAAAAGGTGGAATGTTTATTACTGTTAAGGGAGATACCATAAAATTTTATGGAGGAAGGTGTACTTATAAATTATTTGGTGAAAGAGATATTAGGTGTATTGTAATTGATTAATCAAAAGAGAAAGGAGATTGATTATGGAAATAAAGAACGTAGGACAACTTAGAAAAATCATAGAGAACCTTCCCGATGATTTTGAAATCGAGATGCGTGTCAGACGCAAATTGACGGATGAAGAATTGAAAAATTGCAGATACCCTTATCCTTACGATACAGAGTATTTAACTTTGGAATTTGACGATATAGGCGTTTCTGACAAAGTATTGTGTTTGGGTGTAACTTCTAATGAATGAACGGTATGAAAGTCAATAACGGAATAATAATAGATGGTGTGTTGTATGAACCATCAGAAGGATTTTGTAATGAATGTTCCTTGTCCCGGGAATGCTGTAATATTTTAGATGAGACCTATTGTTCCATGTTAGATTTGGGGACAGGTCAGTGTTTTATCAGTCGTGGCAAAGTAACGGATATTAAAACAGAGGAGGAAAAGGAATGAAACAGGTATTGTCATTTGATCAGACGAAACATTTACAAGAACTTGGATTATACCATATCTACACCTTGCCGGATATTCTCGACAAGTTACCTTGTTTCATCGGCAATGAAGTGCTGACCATCAAAAAATTTGCAGATAGCTATACATGCTTGTATGTGGAATCTTATACTAGGTCTATCGGAAATATCACAGAAGGAAAAGAACTTATTGATTCAGCCTACGATATGTTGTGCTGGTGCATTGAAAACGGATATGTTAAAGTTGAAAAGGAGAAATAACTATGGGATTTACAACACAGTGTTTTATACGCAAAAATACTGCTAATATTAGAAATAGATTAAAAGAACTTGGCTATTATTGTAATCCATATTTAGGTTGGAATAATCTATTTACTTGTGTATTTGGAGTTAATTCGGTTTATTCATTGGACGATTATGATACAAATGGTCTTAAAGAAATAGATGGTCTTATTGATTGCGGAACGAATGAGGAACTTTTCTTGGCTATAGCTGCATTAAGGGATGATAGTAACTACATGCAGTGGTTTATAGCAGATTCCATTCTTAGCGTTTCTTATGGCGATTCTATTGGTAATGATCATTATTTCACAGAACTCAAAGGCATTATGTTCTTTTGGGATGAAAATTGGGATAATGCAACCATTATTTCAGGACGTTATCACAAGACCACCGTAAACGAACTGATTGAACATTTTAAAACAAAGGAGGAACAATGAAAGCAAGAGTAAAAAGAAAAATACAAAAACGACCATTTTTATATAATGTAGGACAAGTTTTTAAGGCTTGTGATTGGCTTACTAGTATTCAACGTGGAAATATGGTTTGGCGTAGGTATCGTTCATTTGGTACTATTATTAAATCAGAAAATTAAATATGAAAGCAAGAGTAAAATCAACTGGAGAAATTGTAGAGATTAAGGATTTATATGATGATGGTACTGCATTGGTGGGAAACATGTATATCAAGGTGTCAGAACTTAATTTCTTTAGTGAAAACATTGATTGGGAACAACGTAGGTACGAATTGGCAAAAGACATTATTAAAATTGTTATAGCAAACGACTATGGTGTTAATTCTGATGTAGTCGCTAAATATTCGCTTAATTGCGCTGATGCCCTAATTAAAAGATTAAAGGAGGTAGATAATGGATAGTGTACAGACACAAACCTTTTCCATTAGAGGGGATGGAGGTGGTGAGGCATATATTGACTTTTGCAACGGCCAATTATGTGTTTCAGTTGTCATAGAAGATAAACAGGCAGATTTTCACTTTGATCCTGTTACGTTAGGGATGTTTGCCCATGCTTATAAATTGCATTGTGAAGAGTGTAAAGGAGAATAACCATGACCGAAGAATTTGTAACATTAGAAACAGCGAAACTGCTGAAAGAGAAAGGGTTCAATGAAAGAAAATATCTCATAGATGTTTCCACTTTGAATCATTGTTATAAATACCTATCTGTTCCTCCGCAATCCGTCGCCCAAAAGTGGTTACGTGAAACCAAAAATATTCATATATGTGTATATAACTGTGCTTGTGGCTATGGATACGAAATATCTAAAGCTGACAATGGAACTCATATAACTAGTTCTACTTATGAAGGAACAAATGACGGAGGGGAATGGGATACTTACGAAGAAGCACTTGAAGCCGGGATTAAAGAATGTTTAAAACTTATATGATTATGGAAAATATTAATTTGAATAAATGGCGCGACCGTGCTTATAAGACCGCTTGCGAGCACGGTTTCCATGATAAGGAGCTGAGTAATGAACATCTTCTTTGTCTTGTCATTTCCGAGCTTATGGAAGCTGTGGAAGCGGACCGAAAAGGTAGATTAGGAAAAAAATGTAAACGTCGTTTTGAAATGGAATACAATCGTTATCCTGCATTAGTGGAAGAAGAAAAGCGATTTAAGTGCTTCTTTGAAAAGCATATAAAAGATTCACTTCCTGATGAATTGAGTGATGCGGTTATCCGATTGCTTGACTTGTGCGGAATGTGTAAGATAGATTTAGAGAATGACTGCTTAGACAATGAAGTGCTTGAAGATTATTCGAGTATATTCATTGGAAAAACATTCACAGAGTCCATTTTCAATATTACTAAAAATCTTATTGATAGAAATATAGTTTTATCATTCATTAAAATTTTCGGGCTTGCCAAGCATCTTGGAATAGATTTGCTATGGCATATCGAGCAAAAACAAAGATATAACGAATTAAGACCTATGTTGAACGGAAAAAGATATTGATTATGAAACGTGAAATAAAATTCAGAGGGAAAGAATTTGAAACAAGACAGTGGATAGAAGGATCTTTGACAACATATCCAAGATACTACCCAACTATTACACTCGTTGAAAATGCTGAACTTATTCCAAAAAAGAGAACTTGTGTAGTTCTTCCTGAAACAGTAGGACAGTTCACCGGATTATGTGACAAGAACGGCAAAGAGATTTACGAGGGGGATATAGTCAAAACAAAAGAATATGGGATTGATATTCCTAATGGAGTTTTTTGTTCCAATGTTGCTGGTTACGACAATTTTTCAGTAGATTATATTGATGGTGGGTTTCGTTTGTTAAATAATCAACGTGGATTTTTATTGTGCAAAGGTAATCATCTTGAAGTGATAGGTAACATATATGATAATCCGGAATTATTGAAAGAAAATAAGCGATGAAAACAATTTTATTTATATCTACATGTATTATCGCCCTATTATGGGTTGGTGATCTTACAATAACATTCAAGCCATTTTCCATCTCGCTTTCTGGTTGGCATAAGGCTTTAGGTATCCTTCTATTTTTTCTGTCAATGACGGTATATAATATAGGGGAATATACTAGAGGCTATAAACAAGGTTTCGATGATGGAGTAAAGGAATGTGTTGAAATACTTAAAAAGAAATGAATTGTAAACGTTAACTACTTTTAAACTAAGTATTTATGGGTTCAAATGCGAACCATTATAACTACTGGAAAAGCCACAATATTTTGATCCTTGTAACCCAATCTTATGGCTTTTCCAGCGCTCTTTAACTTGTTTTAAATTACAGTTTGTGGATAATTGATAATCAATCTTCTGTTTTCAGAAAAACATTCTTTAACTCATCTTTCCTTAAAGAGCCGTATTTTATAGCACGGTCAATACGTTTTCGAGCATTTCCGTCTTTAGCCTTTATAGTATTCTTAGAATTATCCTTAGATATAATTAGTTTTACCAGCTCATTCAGAGGAATAGGGGATGTCGTATCTCTATCCCAAATAGAAGTGAAAAAATCTTTTGCAGGTTTTCCCATAAGTAATTTCTTTTCCGTTTCATCACCAACTTTTTCAAAATGAAGGTAAGGCTCCGAAATAATATTGAAGTAGGGCAGGAGCGACTTCTCATCCGGTTCACTCACCATGCGAGTTTTTAATAGTTTTAGATAACGTCCTCCATTCCTTGTACGTCCTATGGCAAATACTCCGTCTGCAAAGTTAGACAATATCTTACTTCCTGCCATATTGGTTTTAGACAAGGGCTTCCATTCCTCAATCTTAGGCGTATGCGCTATCACCATGATACTGATTTTTAGCTCACGCTTCAATCTTGTGAGACCGTCCATAATAACTCCGGCATACTCTGCTTCCGCTGTCTGGGTGGATAGATATGAAAGATTGTCTAGTATCATAACTTTAGCTTTCGTGTCAAGCAATTTATCCTTTATCCCTTCAATTACGTTCATGCTGAAATCATCGCTGTCCACTTCTTCCGATATGGTGCAACGGATAAGCGATTTCGGAAAATCAGCGTTCCCGTATCGTCTTGCAAGCTGTCTGTCAGAAAGCTCGAAGTCAAAGTACAAGACCTTTTGAGGACTTACATCAACATCCGCACATTCGCTTTCCCCTTTGGCTATCTCGTAGGCTATCTGCGTGGCAAGAATAGACTTACCTATTCCGCTATCGGCAAATAGGAATACAAGCTCGTTCTCCCACCAAAAATCGCCCCACAATCTATGGATAGGCGGCTTCTTCTTCCCGTCCTCAATGACAGACTGCATATCGGAAGAACTAAATAATGGTATTTGTTCAACCATATCTCCATCATCGGGAATATCGCTACATCTTTGCTCAAACCGTTCTATGTCGGCTTGTATCTGTTCTTCTTCGGTCATAAATCAATCTTTCACCCACTCCGACTTAGTTATACAATTCATAAATTTACTTATAATCATGATTAATATGCGGTTCAGAGTTATCCACATACTTCTCATGTACCACACCATTACCTTCAGTCGTGAAACTACAGTCTTTCCCATAGCGTATAACGTAACAGTGACCTTCACACATGACACGTACTTTCGATTTTCCGCTTAGGTAAATCTCACACACAATTCCTTTGCTGACAACAATATCACACTCGCAATCAACAAACAATGTAAGCGTGGAACGTATATCAACATCACTCTTATGGGAAACATACATTTCGGATGTGTATCCGTCCTTATTTCGCTGCCATTTACCATTTATATAATCGGAAAAGTTCTTTATGATATACAAAGGAGACAGCCCCCACTCGTTAGATATGCTGTCAGCAATCATGTCCATGCCTTTTGCGTCAGTGGCAATTTCCATCAACTCTTCTTTGCTTGTAGCGGAATCCCACTTAGTTTTGTAAGCACCGCAAAGACCAAGCATGATGGCATTACGTTTAAAAGCAAGCAAATCATTCATAAAATCGGGAATTTTTTTAGTTCAACTTCTATAAGTTCTTTTATCATCATTACGGCATTGTCTGAATCAGGAATGCTCTTATAAGTCTTTACAGATCGTATAATGTTACGTGCATGAATATGAGAATGCTTTTCTAACGCGCTGTACGATACCCCAAATCGGTCATGCGCAACCACAAACACGGCAGGTCTTGCCATTCTTTTTACGAACGGTATATTTGTCTTCCCTTCGTATAAAGACAATGGAGATATGGGCGAATATTTATCCTTGCAGAATGCTTTGTTTACGCAATCGCACACAATACGCTCAACCTTTCTTATAACGTCCGATTTTAAGCAATTTTCTCCTTCTGACATACTTTTCTATTATTTTCTTTTGGTCTTCATTAAGAATTTCACCCATAACATACATATTGCCAATAGTAGCCTTTCTAAAATCCACTTCCTTTTTCCCACATTTACCCATATTACAATCTACACCTTTTGAAACATTCGGTATTATCACATGGGTATTGGTGCATCCTTTTACGGGTATCGCCTTAAAGCTAAGAAACATATTACCGTTTCTCACCTTAATGCATCCTGTTTCTACATCGGGAATAAAAAGCCCCTTTGTCACTTCTCCGGTCTGCTTGTCCTTGAATGACACCCATTTCACACCAGGATGCCGTTCCATCTTTATATAGATGTGATATACATTGTCCGGGTTATACCTGTCCTTCCTCGGTTTTAGTTCCATCGTCAAACATCTCCTCCGCTTCTTCTGCTATGATAGCCTTTTGTTCAAATTCCGCATTAGCTTTCAAGTCTTCTTCAGGCGGCGTAGTGTTCATTGCTTTATTCAAATCTTTCATCTGACCTTCCATCCACTTCATATAATTTTCGGCTTCTTTCTGTGCGTCGTTAATATCTGTGAACACAGTCATTGGCTTTATAAGGTTTGCTTCAGTCAACACCTTCATACCGTCCAAGAACTCCTTGTTGGTGGAAGTAGTTTCCCCGAACATTTCATTCTCCTTGCCTTTGATGGATTTCTTGAAGTCCACCATATACCTCAACCACGCATAGAGAGATGTTTCATGCGCCACACCGTCCAATCCCACAGCGTATGGGGTAGTGAACACCTTGTACCCAGTATAGTTTTTAAAGCAGATTCCTTGCTTAAACACCACAATCTCGAACGAACCGAAGTTCTCCCTTTCCAGCACATCACTTTCTTTGATGATGAACTCAAAGCCTTTGGTTTCTTTCTTCTTTGCCATAGTTACAATATTTCTTCGTTTACAACCTCTGTGATTACTGTTTCCCTCAATTCCTTAATTATTATAGGGCCGTTGGGTTTCTCCGAATTTCTCATAGCAGAGCCGACAGCGGACAAACATTCCTCCTTTGTATTGAATTTAGTAGGAGTACTATACCACACATAAGACGAAAATTGAGGTTCTATCCATTCATAAATATATTTGTCGCCACATTGGGCAATAAACAATGTTCTTATTTTCTTATCCATAGATTATTCCTCTTTCTATTTACTCACTTCCTTAACAAACTCATCAAACTCTGATTTAAGACGATTCATTTCATTTTTCGCTTTAACGACTTCCTCTTTGGTGTAATCTTGCTGATTTTCAATTACGACAATACATTGAAGCACCAAGTCTCCATCTCGTTTTTCAAGAATCTCAGAGAACGGTCTGACAAAACAAGAGTTTCGCAATTCTAACCTTGCTTCCTTTCTCGCACACTCGGCACGATATTCGATATAATCTTCATCAGTCATATTGTAATGAGTGATATTATCCACCACACTGCTCCAACGGCAAAGCAATCCGTTAGGCTGTCTTGCTATAAATGCTCCCATACCTATTCCTTCGTTTTAGCCTTTCTACCCCTTTTCGGCCTGAACGCAGTCTTGGCATCCTCAACCTCGATAATACACTCTCCCTCATCTTCAATTGTCGCCACCGCCTCATTCTCCTTCAACACTTCCTCAACAACCGGATTAGCCGCTTCCTCCGCTTCATCAACAACAGACTTCCCGAATCTAGGCTTCTCCTGGTTCATGTTCAGTTTCTGCATATCCATGGCGTACTGCAACTGGTACACCTTGAACTTCTCATCGTCCGAATCAATGATGTCGTCCGCTGCATCAGCATAGTGCATGGCGATAGTTCGTCTGTTTGCTTTCATGGCCATTCCCAACGCCTCTTCATCCACGTACATATACGGATGGATGGAGATAAGACCATCAATGGGAGAAAGCCGTCCGAATGTCTTCTTGTACTGGATAAGTCCGTCAGCCCTTTGTTCAACAATGGCATAGGCATTCATAAGGTTTTTCTTTTTGATAAGAGCGATAGCCAATATCCAAGTAAGCCCCAGTTCGGGATTGAACTTCTTTGGCAAGTCTTTCAGCTTGGCGAAAGACAATGCTTCTGATAAGGTCTCTGTTTCTAAAAACATAGCAATATAGAATTTAATTTTATTCGTTAGGAAATTGTTCGTCATATCCGAAGGAATGTCCGTAAACGTTCTTGAACGTAAACGTCACTTCCTTGTATTTCTGTCCGTAAAGGGTGTCGCTTTTAGGCTCTGTGGCTCCTGAAAGGTACATCAGAACCTTTCTCTTTCTCGCTGTATCACGGTAGGCAATCTTGGAACCAGTAATGAAAGCCATAAAGTCACGGTAAGACTTATCATCCTTGGTATCATCCTCCAAGAATATCAATGTCAGTTTTATAGTTGTCTGCTTGTATGCCGGTGTGCTGGAAACATACACTTCAGCCTTGCTTGTCTCGGCAAAATCCTCTGCATACATATTTGTAGGCTCTCCATACGAATTAAGGCCTGTACATTCTTTATACCTCAAACCGAGAAAATCTGTTTCCAAGTCTTTCCAACCGGCACCAAGCTCACCGTAACGCATCATATAAAACTTATAGTCATTCATATTATAATATTATAATACACGCAAATATAATTAATTAAATTCATATATTAAAGCTTTACTTTAATATTTATCACTATGATATATTTAAATCCGTTTCAACATTAAGTTTTTAATCTTAAAAGTAAAAGAATACTTGAAGTATGCCTTGTATTGCATAGTACTACATCATTGCATATTAGACATACCCTATATAAATAAAGGAAAAATGTCTAATCCAAAATACATAGAAAGAAAGTAACATAAAGAAAGAGTGAGCACAGCGAACACCTCACTCCCTTTGATTATTTAAATAAACAAAGGGGAATAAAAGCAATCTGAATAGGAAAGCATCAACGCAAAACATGAATATCGATATAATGATAAATAATATTATTTTACATAACAAATTAAGTTGTGTATATGAAAAAATGCAACATTGTAAAAGCGTGAAAATTCAGAAAAAAATAAAAAAAATCGGGAGAGGGCGGATGTTTACGGATGTATTGGCATAGGGGGGGGTGGGGTATACCTGCAACACATTGCAACGCTCGTTTGATTCGTTGCAAACGGCTTTAGTAAGGGCAATACAAGGCAAAGATCAGGCTCGGCGACACATTGCAAAGATGTAAATAAAAGGGCTTAATATTATACTAATCAAGCTTTCAACCATATGTTATTTAACATGTGATATTTTTATGTTTATTTACAAATTATATAGGTAAATATTTGGTAGAATGGTAACTTTTCCGTAACTTCGAAGTGTGAAAAGGAAAGGGTATCACATAGTGATAACACAAGATATCCGATTCCTTTCACAAGGATAAACGTAAAGCGAAGCATGTGCGTTTACATCCAAAAGCGTGTTATTAAATGTTGGAATAAAAAGAGAGCCTTAATACTGGAATATTAAGACTCTCAAAGGATCAAAATACTAAGGTATCTTGCTTCCATCCCACGGAGCAAAGGTACTTCTCTATTCTGATTCTTGCAAATATTCTCCCATTTAATTTTCTTGGTTTACTGGTATTGCGATAACATTCAGTCCTTGAGTGTATAGGCTGTATCTGATATTAGTAGGCTATTAATCACGCTGTAAGTTTGAATTATTAACAATTTAAATATAACAGTTATGAAAGCAATGAATTTCTACACACAAAACGGTTGGGCTGGCTCAAATTATGACAGCAAGTTAAGTACTAAAGAAATCGCTGCAAAGGTTAGATCCTATGCAAAGAAGAATTTCCCGGAGTTTAAATTCTCCATCCGTACAGAGTGGAGCATGTACGCGGATTCAATGGCGGTAGAATTAAAAGCCGGTCCTTGTGTTCCTTTTGTTGCAGGATCAAGAAGCGCGGAACGTGGTTATATGTCCACGATGTCTAGCGTGAAGGCATGGAAAGACGAGTTAACCCCGGAAGTATTCGCAGCGTTAAATGCCGTATCAAATTACGCTAGTTCTTTCCGTTACGATGATAGCGACGGTATGCAAGATTATTACGATACTAATTTTTATTTGAAAATCAAAGTTAGCGACGAATATAAGGTTATAGAGCCGAAGGCAAAGAAAAGCAGCGTTAAGCCTGAAAAGGTTGAGGAAGCCAAAGAAGTGGAAGCCGTGACGGTTGAAGGCCTGGAAATCGTGGACTACTCCGAAAAAGCTATCGCGGTGTTTGGCGATACGAAGGCTATCAAAGAGCAATTAAAGGAACTGGGCGGACGCTTTAACCCGGCTTTAAACTACAACGGGGAAAAGCGTGCCGGATGGATATTCAGTAAGAAGAAAGCGGACGAAGTGCGCAACCTGATGGCTTCCGAAAAGGTGGAAGCCGTGGAAGAACTTCCGGCGCTTCCTGAAGAAATATATATCCCGGGATTAGAGGAAGAAACGAAACAACCGGAGAAGTTAGGTAATGTCCATTTAACCGAAACGGACAACTTTAACGGCGTGCGCTATTACGATATTGAAGGCGCGGGAATCATAACCAGCGCGAAAGTGCGTGCAGACATACAGCCGGGCGATGTTTTCAACGTATACACAGCGGAGGAACGCAAGTATTGCGTAACCTATGACGGTGTAAGCGCGGAAAGCAGCTTAAAAAAAGGTTTACCCGGTATAATTGAGTTTAACGACAAAATAGAATCGGGCACGCTTAGCGTTTCATCATATTACACCCCGATGGATGAGAACGTAGAATTCTACGAGAAGAAAGTAAAGGGAAAGCGTTACACCGTCAAGGATAAGCCGTTAACACTTGGATATTACGGCATATTAGACAATCTGGACAACTGTATAATAGAATGCTATCCGACTAAGGAAGAAGCCGAAAGAGAGGCGGAAATACTTAACGGGTTTACGGATGGTAACGGACGATTAAAGACGGTCATTTAATTAGTTGAATATGGTTTTGTTGGTTTTGTTATTCGGTGCTGTGATATTCATTTCCGGCACCGACAGGGATAAGCTACGCGAATTTATAAACAAAAGTGATGAATCAGATAAATTTTAAAGGATATGAAAGAATATAAGTTAACAGTATAGTTTCACAATGGGGCGCGTTATTGCTATTACGGTAATACGAAGAAAAAAGCGTTAGCAGCGTTTAGAAAATCGTTTGGCAACTTTAAAGGCTTTGTAAAAAAAGAGTGGACGATAGAACAAGATTAACCAATGTGGGAAGGCGGAGCGACACCGCCGCCGGGAACTGAAACAAACTAAAATTATAAAGATATGAAATCACAGGTTTACACAGAAAAAGAGTACAAGCAATTGGAAAAAGAATCTGAATCAAGGTTTTCAGATCATGAATACTGCCTGATGGGATGGGATGAGAAAAGACAGGCGTACACAGTTGTATATAATGTTGTCGGAGTGCTATATATAGTTAGAAGAGGTCGTATATGCAGCGTGCCCAAGCGGTACTATTTTGATAATTTAGAAAACGCAGCACGCCACTATAACCGCCTTTGCAAGTATCGCCCGTTATTCGTTGCTTGAAGCGGCAAAGCATTAAAGAAAAATAATCAAATAACTAAAATAAGGAGGAAATAATATGTTCATGATTTGCATTTTGATTTGGTTAGCTGTTGGAGTAGGTAAGGAGCTGACTGGAAACAACGGTTTTTAAGCCGAATTATCCGCCAAAGGTTCAACGCCTTGCAAGTGGTGCAAGTTCCATGGGCGGAACTATTACTAACTAAAACATTTGAATTATGAAAAAGTTTGTAAGCTGGCGAAGGGTCAGCACTAAAAAACAAGAGAAATCAGGTCTTGGACTTGAAGCACAACAGGATATAATCAGCCACTTTGTAAACACAGAAAAAGGGGAGCTAATAGCAGACTTTTGCGAAGCGTACACAGGAAAGGACTTAAACGGATGTGTCGAACTAAGAAAGGCTATTGAATTTGCTAAAGCGAATGACGCAATTCTTATTATAGCCAAATCAGACCGCTTTAGAAATACGATTGAAGCATTGCAGATATACAATGAGATGGGAGAAGGTAAGATTTATTTTTGCGACCTTCCGCATACAGATAAATTTACGCTCACTGTATTCTTTGCTTTAGCTGAACGAGAAGCAATGTTAATATCGATAAGGACAAAGGCAGCTTTAGCAGTCCAGAAAAAGAGAATCGAGCAAGACGGTTATTTCATTTCCAAAGCTGGAAACAAATGCACCTCTTTAGGCGGCACTACATCAGGTCAGGCGAAAGGTGGCAAGGCGAATGGGGAAAAGCGGAGGAAAGAAGCGATGGAAAGTTCTACTAACCGAATTATTGCCGCTATGACTGACGGAGTTACAAGTAGTTCGGAACTTGAAAGCATTGCGATAAAACTAAACAACATGGGAATCCGTACATCCAGTGGCCTTGAATTTAATAGAAATAGATTATCTGCATTAATATCGAAAATAAAAAAGAGAAATTTATTCATGTTAAATGAGGCATAACTATTTAATTATTAAATAATAAAACTTATTCTTACATATAAATATCTTACGATATGTGCAAAGGCGAACAGATAGGAAATTTTGCAAAAAGTGAGGAGTTTCGCAGACTAGTACACGAAGAAATAAGTAAGGTATCCCAGTGAGCTGCCACTAAACTAAATATTTAGGGAGCCTTATAAAATTAGGGAGAATTACAGGCACAACGATATCACCCTTGCCAACACGACAAGAGGTATCAGTCTATAAATGAACCTCTCTATACGTTCCATCGCATCACAGCAAGTAAACGACAAAAATACCAGTGAGGCACATCATCAGCCTGTTCAAGCAATATGTTCAACTTATCTTCTTCCATATTCTGTTAACATAAAAAAAGCGGTAAAACCCGTTGGGGATTACCGCTTAATGCTAAATAGTTACTTTATTTTGCGTTTTTGAATATTTAATTTTATCTTTGCGCCATGAAGATAGCCCTTGATACATTGAAAGGCTACGTTGACCGTAGCTCACTAGTGTAGATGTATGGGGGGTATCTTTTTTTGCACCTTTAGATTGCAGAACAAAACTACAATTCGAAAAAATTATTTATCAATCTTTTTCATTTCCTTTGCTGTCATTTTAAGAGCTTTTTTAATTATAGGCAATTCTTTTTCTTGTGGCAACTGTTCAGGTTTGCGCCCAGTATTTTGTTCTACTATATTTCGGACTTGTCTTCCAACAGTATAGTGTGTTTGTTCTAAATTAGCTTGTCCAGATATTTGTTTACTCTTTATAAGCTCTTCGGTTTGGGTAACACGGAATAGATTGGCAGCAAGTTCGGTACGGCTCATTCTGTCAAATAGCTTTCCTTTTTTAACGCCACGTTTCTTTTCAAGCTTCCACGATTCCATATTATACATACCCAGATAACCTGCATTTTGAAACTTTGCATAATCAGTAACATTTGCGGCTTTTGCTGTTGAAGCGAGAGATTTGTTTCCATCTGCAAGTTCTTCACGTATTAGCACGCGGTCTATTTCCTGATTGTTTTCAATGTATAATTCAAATTTTCGTGTTTGCTGTGCGAAATAAGCTTGCGCCAATGCTACTTCTGGCTTCTTTGGATCGCCATTCATAGCAGCAAGATAACACGCAAAACGTGTAAGTTTGAAGTCTTGGAACTCAACACCATTATTATTGCGTTTCACAGCTATTATATTTTCATAATGAGGAATGTTGAGCGAAACAAAAGCCTTTGTCGCGCGGTCAAGAACTTTACAAAATGCTTTCATATCATTATATCCAAGCATAACCATTACTTCTGAGGCCCACCAATAAACGATGCCGTTTTGGTTTTTAAAGTCTTCAAAAGAAAGAATCGCATTGTTGTTTTCTTGTTCCATTTCCATCTATAATTTAAAATTCGGCTCAAAGATAGAATAAAGTATTTGTTATTCCAATAATATCATATAATTAAGATATATAATTTTATTGGATTTATGTATATAATTTCACGACTATTTTGTAAAAACGGTAATTCCAACAAGTCAAAGAACGCTTCTGTTCGATTATTATTTTTCCATTCCCTTTCTGCAATGTTCACATAAGAACTTTTTGGCTACAGGGAACATCTTTTGACCGACATATCCACTGAGATATTGCGCTTCCTCTCCATAAGGATCAATCCCGAAAGCCTTGGAGATATGCCGGCACAAATGACCTTTTTCGTGGTCCCACGAATTTTGAAACTCTTCGGGGGTAGAGGTTAGTGAGATAACCATTACTGTCTCTCTTTTCCTGTAGTCCGAATAGGTTAGACCGGTATTCATTCTGCCTTCGGTCAGATTGCGATACGCACGCTTGAGGGAATCCCCCCTGCATCCTATACGGTACAGGTCCATAATAATCCGATCCGCCCAATAGGTGTGTACCGCATAATACACTTTGACGTGCCAGTCTCCATATTTCGGTATGTAGAACTCCTGAACAATCATATCACATCCGACCAGATTACAGGAATCCCTTTACCTATACAGGTGGCAAAGAACTCGTCAAACGCCCTGCAAGGATCGCCATCAATATCATCAAGGTAGCATTTTATATGCTTGCACAAGTGTGCCTCGTCAACCAATGATTTTTTATAGAAATCCGCTTTCAGCATGTTTGCGACATAAGCAACGTCATAACCCTTGTCGTGCTCGATAGTAATTCCGTTCGCTTTCAGCATATCGTCCACTTCATCTTTGCTCCACGGCTCCAGCTTTTTCTCTTTGCCCGTGGCTTCGTCTTTCACCTTCATTTTTGAAACGGCCCATTCATAAAGTTTCTTGCTGAAATGAAAGCCGTATGCTTCCAGATATTCCCTCATGCCCGATGGAAATCTGCTGTATGTATCCAATCTCTGTTCCATAACCTTTATTTAAAAAGAGGGGCATTCCACCCCTCCACCATTAATAAAACTCACCGTTAGCGCGTCTGCGTCTGCGTTCGCCCATGTCATCCATACGCGGATATTCAGGAAAGTATCCGGGGTATCTGCGTTCATCCATGCCGGATGAGCTTCCACCACCTGAATAACTTCTCCCACCATCACGGAAACCCATCTCTCCGCGCATCTCTCTCATGGCTTTTTCGTAACCTTTGCGGCAGCCTTCCTTGTAGGCTTCCTCCACTTCGTCACCTCTCATACCGAAGCCGCGTCCGTAATCGTCACGCCCTTCTTCTAATATTTCCCACATTCCCATAATCATTTCTTGTTTTTAGATGCTTCAACCACTCCGAGCTGTTCCATTAACTTCTGATTCTGTGCAATGAGGTCAGCCATATTTTTGCTCATTTCTTGCATGTTCTTATCCATATTGGACATTTGCCCTTTCAATGCGGATATTTCCTGCTCCTGCTGTTGCTTGGCTGCAAATTCAGGGTTCAGCATGGCAAGCATCTGGTCACATACCCTAAGAAAGTTCTGATGATATTCCACACTTTTTAGGACATCCTCACTTTTCTGCTTCATGGTAAGGACCTCAGTATTCATTTCGTCTCTTGACCCTGTAATCAGCATCCCTGTCTTAATATCATCGGCAATATTGGCATTAGCCGGTATCTCTTGCAAATTGACATTCTGTCCGTTTATATTCACGACAAAATCAATAACCTGTACCGGCTGTGGATAAGGCATGTTGGGAACAGTCTTATATATGGTTTTTATGGGGCTTACATTAACGACCTGCCCACATTCCAAACTTGGATTTGCACCTCTATGAAGAAGATATAATGTACTGTTTACTCGTAAGTTCTGAAACATGATTGTTTAATTTTAAGGAGTGTGGTTATTCCCATTTTGGGAACCACCACAAAACTCCATGTTAATTATTACTTGCTCCGTAAAGAAGCGGTTTCTACTGTAGGAGCCGAAGCCGTTGTCGGTCTGTATCCACCATTAACAAGATACAATTCGTTGGTGTACTTGTTAAAGTGAATTTCATAGATGCCTGTTCCGGCTAAGTTTTCAACAGTCACAGGCTCATTGTTATAAGCCATCAACGGTCTTGTGTCCCCATTAGTCCCTATCAGTATCGGAAGAGTTGCAGTCGTGCCGGCAGGTATAGCTTGTCGGAGACTGATATAGAATCCCCCAACATAATCCCTGTTACGGAATGCGTGGTTAGGAAGTTCCAAAATAACATTCTCCGTGCCGACGGTCACAGCCACCGTAGGAAGAGTATTGAAGTTTGCTCTTCCGATTGATGGGAATGGGAATCCTGTAAAAAAGTTAGGCCACATATCTACCTCCTTTCTTACCGGATTAACCCCAGTAGTTGTTGCAACCACATCCACTACGTCCGTATACAGCGTCACCCATATATGCACCGTAGGCGGCTGCACGGAAACAATCTGTATTAATAGCGGTTAAATTGGGGTATTGAACACTCACAGTATTGGGGAGCTTGCATTTGATTCCATCAACATCGCTTTGTAATGCCTGCAATCCGGCTGCCAAAGGAGCAATCTGTTGTCCTACTGCACTCAGGATAGTGGCGTTCTGATTACGCTGGGATATTTCGGCTGTTAAAGTAGCTTTTTCCGCAGTAAGAGATGCAATCTTGTCCTGCAATGCCTGATTTTGAATTGCATCAAGTTTAGCAAGGATAGCATTCGTGTTGGCAGTAGCACCGTCACGCAATGACAATGCATTGTTGTTCATTGTATTGGTAAGGGCATTCATTGATTCGCAATTCTGCAAACGTCCTTCATAGCCTTGTCTTTCAATAGCTGTTTGCGTTTTGCAGCAACAATCGGCAAGTTGAGTAAGGATAGACTGGTTGCCTGACTGCATAGCATTAATAATCTGGTTGGTTGACAATCCCACCTGATTACCTACTTGTGTAATGCTATTCTGAACATTGCACAATGCTGTCTGAACCTGTTGGGTAGAGCAGTTGAATGAAGAAGCCAATTGAGAGATAGCATTACCGTTACCCTGAATAGCTTGCATCAACAATTCGCGTCCTGCGTTTCCTGCCAATTCTGCCGGAAGTCCGTTAGCTCCGTTTCCTCCACGTCCACCGAACAAACCGCCACCATTGCCGTTCCACCCAAAGATACTTGCTATCACAACAAGCCAGATAATGCTCCACCATCCGTCCTGTCCTCCAAAGCCGTTGCCGTTATTCATCAAGGCAAGCAGGTTAGGGTCTATCCCCTTGTTCCCAAACATTCCGGGAAGCATGGCGGTAATGTCAAGCTTGCTACCGCCTGAACCTCCATTGCCTCCGTCTGAATTAAAAACATAAGTTCTTTCCATAAGTATTTGTATTTTGTATCCCGGTCAAAATTGACCGTATGCAAAAGTACATATGTTGTAACTCATGTAAAATCAGTTGTTTCCCAACAAATTCTTTATATTATCCCAATATATTCTCATCATTTTCCCACTCTCTATCCTCTCATGGAAATTAGATATCATGTAGTTAACTGCACGTTTGGTTTTGTGGATATGAACGGCTATCTGTGAAGGGTACATGCCACTTTCGAAAAGAAGAGATACAAGAAGATACCGGGCATCCACTGTCTCCATATTCTTATCAGACGATAATATTTGGTCAACAGACACTTCTGTTTCTTTTGAAACAATATTAATTATTTTGGCAAAGATTTCTGACTTGCACATGTTTTTTCTGATTTTTTATTCTTATCTTTGCCATGCCACATAAAAAAACTTGATATATACATAAACAAAGCATAAGATACCGTGTTGAAGATATTAAGCCTCCAACGTACGGTGTCTTATGCTTTTTCAAATTTTTATGTGGCAATAATTATTTGAACGTTGGGGGCTTTTTTTTGATTCTAAGCCCCTGAAAGAATTACTTTTATTAAATGAGCTTTTCTATTATATGCCACACTTCTACCTGTGGCGGATAATACTTGATGTTGCTATTTCATCTTTTTACCTCCTTTCTGTTGATTACCATATTCTATAACTTATTCCTGCGATAACCGCAGGACAAAAGCCATCCTTGCCAAATCCATAACCGGCTGTTATCCCCAGACCCCATCTTCTAGGTCTTATCTTCACCGTGTGATAGATATCGTTTGTTACTGTCTGTGTTTTAGAGCAAACATAGATACTATCTAGGTTAGGTCTGTAACCACTCACATAAGCGATGTAATCACTATCTCTGTATATCTTCTGCTCAACAGGAAGAACAGTGTCTCCTACATGGATTGTATCACCATCATGCCAACACAGTATTGGAGAAGGAAGATAATACTTTACAGTATCTCTCTTTATAATGATACTTGTACTGAACACCGTATCCGTTCTTTCCTCTATAACTGCTTCGGGGGATGGCTTTACAAACCATCCTAAACCGAAAGCGAGTACAATTATTAATATATAAGGAAGCCATTTCATATTATTGTATTTAAATAAGTACCAATAGCAATGCTATCGCTATCGCAATCCATATATAGATCCTTTGTCTCATCCCTCAAATTTTATATCGTTGATACGGTTCATCCAACCACGTTTGAACTTGTTATTTGCTGGGCGTTTCCGGCATATATCCTCGATGAAATCAAACCGTGCAATCTTGATCTGATCAAACAGTTCACGGGGATTACGGGAATTAACTGCGGCAAGTGTCTTAGGTCCGACAATGCCATCAGGAATCACACCAACCAAATCCTGCGGTACTTTAATACCATGTGCCCCAGAAGCCCATACAAAATCGCATACTATCTCTGCTATACTTTGGCTTTTTATTTCATCCGCATTCCATCTATCCCAATACAACATCTTCAAGATACTTTTCCAATCGTTATATGACAAATCCATCAACCTTTCGGTCGTAGGTTTGGGATAACCTTTTCTACGACAATATTCCTCATAGGTAGCCATTGTCACACCTACCATAGTTTGTCCTCCTAAATCATCGGGATCATCAGCCCATCCTGTTTTTCTTGCTCTTTGAAAAAGAGACTCATTGGTTTCATTGCTTTTCTTACTTATACCAGCTTCCCATTTTATAAGAAATGGTATGAAATGTTCAATATTAGCCATTTTTCTTTTCCTCCTTATCTTTAAATTATAAAATTACTATTATTTTTGTCGCAAAAAATATGGACTTATCAGAACTTATTAGAAGCTATACTCCTGAACAGAAAAATGTGTTTAGTGCTTTTCTCATCCAACTACCATTAATATTTACTATAATGTATTTATACATACCTGCTTTTAAATCCTTAGAGCTTTATTTGCAAGTAATTTTTGCCATATCTGCGTCTACATTATCTATTTATTATTCTTTTTGTTTGTTATGTTTATGCTCCGTTTGTTCCCGATACAGGTTTAATATGGAAATACCTATACTTATTATGCCAACATTGACAGCTGCATTTCTTTTACTGCGTTCGCCAGAAAGCTATTTAAACGGGCATGAATATGTATTAAGAATAGCGCTTAAATGCACGTCATATTTCTATGGATTCATCGGAATTACAGGATTCTTTTACCGAAAATGCGTAGATTATGGCATAAAGTGCAAAAGGCGCAATAAAAATAAAATCAATTAAACTCATTTCTTTTCCTCCTTTTTATTTTCTGTTATTATTTCATTTATATCCTCTTTTTCTACATCAAGCACCTTCTTACCAAACAGACCTAACGCCTTAAGCATATTAAAGCTGTATCCTTTAGGCTTCAATATATTTGATATGATAGAGCAAAATTCAATGAAGCAAACTAGCAAACAGGAGTATATGTCTATATCCCATTTGCTGCCGGATGCAATGTTTATCATGACAACCATACAAACAAAGGCGAAGTAGGTTACAAGTTTACCCATTGTGCGGCGTATCGCACTAGAGAAACGAACCTTTTCGCCCATCAAAAGGCTTTTCCTTATTCCAAAAGCCAAATCACATATCACTACTGCAAATGATACAATAATCCAAGGTATCATGTGCTCCAATGATTCTGCTATAAAACCGCTTACTATTACGGAGAAGCCACCCGGTATGGCTTGGGTTGTTATACTATCTCTTACCATCAGAATGATTATTTAAATGTATTAATTAATTAGTCACTTATGAATACTCTTAGTCCTGCTCCCCTTGAATTTGAATTTGGCGCGAATACACGGTCTATTCTATCTGAAATAATCTCCAAATATCCCGTCTGCGCTTTCAATTCAATTAGCATGGGGTTTGTTTCAGCTTGTGATTCCAAACTATATCGAGCGTCTAACAGATTTCTGATAGCTGTTATGTCAGTAGTTTGCTGGCTTACAAAGAACCTGATAGAGTTTAGTAATGCCTCAAGCGCCTCGGCGGTAGTCTCTGTTATACCTTGTATTCCTTGTTGGAGAGCGGATAAATTTGCTTTACCTCCGGGTTCCCATCCTATTTGGTTAAAAATTTCTTCTGCCGCCTCGTTATATTCACCAAACACTTCCTTCATCTTGTCAGACCAGTCTTTGATGGCTTCGGTATTAATATCATTCGGCTTTAAAAAATCCGTATATGCCTTTTGAAGTCTTTTATATTCCTCACTATTCTCTATCTCATCAGCAGCGGCATTCGCTTTTTTTGCGACACTTTTTATAACCGAATTATTGGCTGTGTTTCTTAGCCTGGTTATTTGGGCTTGAAGTTCAAAATACCTTTCTTGATCCTCTTGCTCCATATCTGTTCTTGTTGCAATTAGGCTGTCAAATTCGTCAAACATAGGTTTTAAGAACTTGTCAGATAATCTTAGAAGTATCTGTTGTTTTACATAGTTTTCCATAAAATCATCAAAACTTTCTTGAAGTCCAGACAAGCCATCCCCTGTTTCTTGAAACGCTTCCAACCATGCCGATGCAAAATTCTCAGCCAATGTTTTGAAATTTTCATCGGAGCCTACACCGCCAAGTTCTGCTATCATGTCATTAGCACTGTCAGCCAAAGTATCCCTAAGATCTTCAATCTGTTCCTGCCATTCGTTTATTTTATCCCAGTCAGTATCTTTCTTGTCTCTTTCGGCGGCTATCATGGCATTGAGAGATACTATCTGTTTGTTTATGTTCTCATCAAGTTCATTCCCATATTCTTGTAGCTTTGTTATATCCCATACATTGTCTATACTCTCTTTTAGCTTGTCGTATTCACGTTCCAGCTTCTTTATCTTTCTTTCATGTCCTTCTATTTCTTTTTGCAGTCTTGCATCATCCGATCCGAACAAGGCACTTACTGTTTTTGCCAAGCCCATTGCCGCTTGAAGATATCCAACCGGACCTTGTGCTATTCCTGTTGCTATTTGTGCTATACCTCCTGCCGCTTCTGCCGTGCGGTTGATAACGTCTTTTGTACCATCAGACATTGAGCCGAAAACATTTTCAAGGTCACTGGCAATTTGTGGCAATGCGGATGAGAATTCTGAAAAGATCCTTCCTGATTCTCCGATTTTATTTTTCAGAGTGTCGCCTAGATTTTGCCCATTCCTGATTTGTTCGGCGGTTTCTTTTGATATTTTCTTTTCAGCGGTAAGTTGCTTTAGTATTATATCAAGTTTGGATTTTTCTGTTTCGAGCTGAACTGACAATTGTCTGGCTTCTTTAGAAAGAATGCCAGACGTTGCTACTGCCGCATTATATTCTTGCCGTTTCTGTTCGACAATTTTCGATTGTTCGTTGCTCAGGCTTGTATAATAGTCAACCGCATTGTTGGCTCTTATGTTTTCCTCTTCAAGTTCCTTTCTCTCTTTTAGGAACTGAATATACTCTTTCACTCCCGAAGTAAGACCGATGAAGGGATTTTTTTTAGCAATCATTTCATCAATTTTCTCTTGTTGGTTGATGATTGCTTTCAGTTGGTCAGCCGGAAGATCCTTCAGATTCTCACGCAAACTCATAAGTTTGTCACGCATTGCTGTGAGCATACGTGTGGATGCACCTTCAATGTTCTCGAACATTGAGATATACATATCCGAATTTTGGAATTGTTTCCATGTATTCTCGTCAGACTTCTTGTTGTACTGACTTGTAAGGTTGGATTCATACAGCGTTTTTTGTTCATCGGTTAGTTTAGCTCTTTGTATTTTAGCTCTTTCCTCATAATACCATCTGTCAAGTTGCAACCGATCTGTGAGTTGTGATTTGTAATTCTTAGTTAGTTCGATAACAAGGTCTTGGCTTTCCTTTATGCGTTGCTGTTCAAGCTTCTTTATTGCATCTTGATAATCTTTGTATTGTTGAGTATTCGGGTCTTTGTATGTGTCACCGTACTTTGTTTGAAACTCAATTTCAATCCCTTTCTGCACATCATCCAACGTCTTGGCAAGTCCGGGGAACAACTGTTGAACCTCCGCTTCGGAAAGTCCTGCATCTTTCAGTTTCTTGTGCAAATCCAATCCGTTGAACATGGATTCAATGTTATCTTTAGTTTTGTCTAGCTGTTTTTTAAAATCATCTGCATCCTTTTCGTCAAACAAGACATTAGCATCTTTTTGTGCTCCTATCTTCTTCCTAAAGTCAGTAATAATCTTTGCAAGTTCCTGCAAAGCCTTTGCCGTATTTTCCTTATTAGGCAAGAATGCTTCCCCTATGATATTTTTAGGCATCTGAACATCTTTCAATTGGGATGCGTAGCGTTCCATGACTGTCTTAGCTGCCTTATCGCTGCCCATTACCTTATTCAGCTTCTCGTATTCCTTGTTAAGCTCTTTAATAAGGGAAATGCGTTCTGCTAATATGTCACGTTGTAGCTTCGTGTCAGTGTCTTTCCCGGTATTATTGTCTGTTTTTCCTTTATTGGTAAAGTCTATATCATAAATAGGAGCTGTAATTTGTTGAACAAAATCTTGTGACCAATCATGCGATATTGCATAGTTGTTTACCATTGCGGCTTTCACATCATTGTCATAGTTCTTAAAATTGAAAACATTATCAAAAAAAGAACGGATCTTCTTTGTCATTTCATTTTTGGAAGAATCAAGGCTGTTCTTTATTGCATTAACATTTTCAAGTATATTACTTCTGATTCCAGCAAAAGTGGTTGTTGTAGTGGAAGAAACAATTCCAAAAGACGAAGATGATGTACTAATATATGTTTTTTGTATTGACTCTAAAAAATCCAATAGCTTTTTATAATAATCTTGTATAGCTTCCAAAGAACCTGATTCTGTTACGCCTAGTTCCAATTCTTTAAGCTCTTCTTGTGCAATAAATCCAGTTCCTTTATCTGCTACTTTTGCCAATTCTGTCCGTATCTGGGTTATTGTCGCTAATGCTCTCTGATAAGATTCTGTTAATCTTGTGTTTGCTTCGTCCGCATCGGTTTCCCAAAACATAGAATTGCTTTTCTTGTCAGTATTGTATTTATAATCTAGCACAAGCATATCATCAAGATATTGCTTATGCTGTTGCAACAACTTATCATATTGTTCTCTTGCTTCATTCTCTGATATATTTGCCTTTATCTCTATTGCAAATCCCTCGTTATTCATTTCTTTAACAAGGGCGTTCAACGCTTCCTTGACTTTCGGTTTGGATGTTTTTTCGTCTATTGTAACAGAAAGACGTTCTATCTCCGAAGTTCTTACTTTTCCTTTGTAATATTTGTTCTCAGCTTCTTTCTGCCTTTTGTTGTATTCATCTTGTATCTTTATTAATTCATTGAAAATACCTAATGCTGCTGTAATAGCCATTAATGGGAATGAAGCCTTGAATGTTGCCCCGAATACCTTTATTGCATTGCCTGCTTTGCCAAGACCTACTGAAAATAACCCAATCGCCCCATTTGCCACTCCTATTTTTTTAGCCCATACGGTGATGGCCATGGATGCGATTATTGGGGCAAACGCTTTCGCTATATTGACTACTGTTTCCCAATTATCAATCAATACCTTAATAGAATCAATAGAACCTTTCAGTGTATCTTCGTTAGCCTTACCGATTGAGTTAAGCATCACATCAATACTGTCTTTCAAGTTGGAAATTTTACCCCGCAAAGTTTCGGCTTGAATTTCCTGCATATTGTAAAAAATGCCTCCTTTGTCGGTGATGCGTGTGAAAATGTTTTCAATATCCTCAAACGTGACCTTGCGCTTGGAAATCATATCCACAATTTGTGCGGTGGTGTACGCTTCACCTTTCACCTCTTGGAAATAGCGTTGAAGTTCACCGTACAAGTTGATACCAGCTTCCGTAAACTGCCTTACTTCCGTACCACGTAAGTATGCAGCCGCCTTCACCTGCCCATAAGCAAGAATAAGTCTGCCCATATCAACACCTAAACCAGCGGATACATCGGCAAGTCGTTTTGTCGTGTCATATAACTTATCCGATTCAATACGGTATGCTGCAAGCTGTTTTGTGAATGTAACCAGTTCCTTAATTTGGAATGGCGATTTTACAGCAAGTTGGACGGTCTTGTTGAATATCTGGTCCGCTTGCGCCTTATTCTGTAAAATGGCTTCCAAGGAACGCTGCTGTAATTCAAATTCTCCACGTACATTTGCCAACTTACTGATATACCCTTCAATCTGTGATACGGAGAACACCAAGGCAAGCTGACGGCTTAATTGCCCAGCCGTATCCATTAGGTTGCGGTGGCGTGTAGCAAGCTGCTGTGATTTAATACCTGCATCAGTCAACGCTTGGTTGTGTTTGGCGATGGCTTGGTTTATCTGTTCAAGTGTGCTTTTATAGTTGGCATCGGTAGTATTCAAAGATAAACGAGCTTTTTTTAGGTACTCTATTGCCGTGATTTGCCGTTGAAGTGTATTTGCTGTTTTAGAAAAGTCAAGCGCACTCTGTGCGGTTGTATTCTGTTTGTAGTTTTGTGCTTTTGCCAAATCTGCCGAAGCCTTATAAGCACGTCTGTCAGCAGCTATTCTTCTTTCCGTCTCTTTTTCTTTAGATTGGGCACGTTGCTCGTCCGTCTTTCGTTGCTCGTCAAGCTCCATCTTCATGTAGCGCATGGCTTCTACCGCAGCCTTTTGTTGCGGCTTTGACAAGTCCATGTTCTCAATGTATTTTTTCAAATCCGAATACCCCTGCTTCAATCCGGAAATATTAAAGTTAGCGAATGAACCTTCTCCGATTTTATTGTTTCCTATTCTGTTTAGCAAATCTGCCGCACGTGAAAGGCTTTCGTTCAGAGAAGTAGTCTTTCTCGTAGTCTCTTCCGCACCTTTTCCTGCTCCTTCAAATGGATTACCTTTTATAGCATCTATCTTTTTGGCTAACGAAGTGATAGCATTCTCTAACTTGCTTGTATCTACTACCACACTGCCAAACCCGTTTTTCAACGCATCCGCGGCCGTATGTGCGTGCTTCTCTATCTTCTCCAGCTTCTCATCGAAACTGTCCAACTTCTTTAATACATCGGGTGTTATGTTGAGGAAAGCTCCTGCTTCGTTATTTGCCATATCGTTATCCTTTTTTATTAATTATGGGCATACCCAAATCATTCAAGTTCTTCAAATCGTCAACACTTCCTATTTTGCTGACCTTCTTCTTTTTCTTGTCCTTGTTTCCGTATTCTACATGGGAAAAATCAAACGAGCTTAACCGGACCTGTCCAATCGTCATTCCCCATAAATATTCTTCACGAGAGCACCAAGTGTTGGAGCGCAGAAAATCAATCATTTGCCCCCATTCGGTACGGGATATTATTAGCTTTGTTCCGTTTTCTTCATCTTCCTCGCCAGTGTCATCTCCCTCACGGTCTGAATCACATTGATACTCTCGAAAAAAAAATCCGTGCTTATGAGGTTAAGGATTTCACCGAGCAATAAAGCCCAATCCTTTATGTCGTATTCCCCCCACATTAGAAGGTCATAGACTTTGTGGTAGTCATCTGAAAGTTCTTTTTTCTCATAATCAGAGAATATCCTGTCCTTGTCATTGAGAAGTGCAAGCGTTATTACATGTGCCACTGCTGGTAGATTTACTGCAAACTCCTTGATAACATCTCCCATGCTCAGTTTCTCTCCTTTGACGATCCGGCACGCTTGTTCGGCTATAAGCCATTGAACACCGGGCTTTAATCCTTTGATACACCACTCCGTACCGTGGAGTTTCATAATACTTGGGCTGTCGTTCATTATCCTTGCCAAACGCTCCATTGATTCATTGGATACAGGAGTATGAGCTGTTACAGCGTCTTTCTTTGGTTGTGTATCTTTTTTCTTTGCTCTATATACTGCCATGATTATAAGCATGAAGGGCGGCGGCATATCCAGCCTACCGCCCTGTAAAACAATCTTCTTATCTATTATGGGTTATCCTGCCGATGGTAGGGTATAAGCGGAATCCACATAAAACGGAGTTCTGATAGTCTTTGCTCCATCGGCGACATTTGCATCATACGCTGTTCCTGCAAGACTGATACGTCCAATATTGGAGTTTAATGATTCAAGCATTAGCTTGGAATTAAGTTGTAATTTTGGAACCACAAATGCTGTCATCGTTTCCCCTTCCTCAAACACTACGTCAATCTTTGCATACAATTTCTTGTATTGAGCAGGAGCAAAGTATTTGGTAGAAACAGTAGTTCCAGCCGTAAATCCCATGAGAGCGATTAGCAGATCTTTTTGTGTATCTGCGACCTCAGCTGTAAATTGGTATTTGCCGAGTTTCACGATGGAAAGAATAGGACTGTCGGAAGTTTCACACTCGATGTCGTTTACATCATTATCGTCTTGAGCGATTGAAGTGGTGTCTTCAACTACATCTTCAAGAATGTAAGAGTCACCCTTTGGCACATCGTCTTCTTCAGTACCAGTGAACAGAGTTGCCACGATGTAAGAAGGTTTGATAAATTTTTTGGCTGTTGCGCCAGTATTGTTTACTGCCATAATTAAAAAGTGTTATCTTGTTAATAATCTGTTTATCTTATTGTTATCCCGATATTGTACACATTGCAATAGAAGTTTCCGGAATTTTTACTTTCTTTCCCTATCAGTTCACAGCTTGTTATGACGAAATGCTTGTCGTTGGATTGGTCAATTGCCGAGAATAGTGTTTTTTCCATGTCGAACAGTTTTTTTACTGGCTTTGATCCCAAACTGTCCGTGGACTTCGCATAGAGGAATATGTTGGCGGAACATTTCGCCTCTCCTCCGTAATCATTCACGCTAAGAACATCTACAACGATCATGTCCGTGCTGTCACTACTTATTGTCAGCGGTGTTTCATCAAAAGAGATTATTGATGAAATCTTTGCTTTTGTAAGTAACATGGATAGAAAATTCTCTATCATGCTGCCAGTTTTATATAAATCATTCATATATTGTCTTGTTTACCGTGACTGATAATGCCGAACTTCGCGTTCTTGAATTTCCGTGATAATGCCTTAACTTCATTACGTGCCACTGCTATCACTTCATATTTCTTCTTCACGTTACCTTCTGCATTTTGTAGTATTTCTCCGTAAGGCATGGCGGCTACAACTACCAAATCAATTCCCGGATGTGGCTTATATTTGGATTCCAAGTATTCAACCACTGCTTCATAACCGGTAATTTCCTCACCATACCATTTTTTCTTTATTCCGGGAGAGCTGGCGGTATATCCCTTTCTGGCAAGCTTTCCGTCAACATATACTCCCCAACCGTAACTATCTCTCAAATTGAGGCTTCGGTAGGTATAGGAAACTTTAGCCAGTTCCTTAGCCACTATCTTCTGTCCCTCGTTTGCGAGTAAATCAACAATACGGGTGATTGCACTTTGCTTGGTCTTTGCCATACTTAACCTACTTCACTCATTTTGATGTTAACTTTCACGCCACCAAGCTGGCTAATTTCCATTCCTATAACACGACCGTTAATGCCTATTCCGTAACTTTCCTTTGGACATCTAAACATATCTCCAATTTTTACAGGTGAAATGCTGCTTTTTTTTAATGGGAAAAACACGTTATAGTCTGCCATGATAGTGCCGCCATTGAACATCTTGGAGGCTTGCTGTATATCGCATTCGGTTTCAAGAAGGATGGTTTCTTCCAAAGTTTCCGTATTCCCTTCGTTTTTCTCAGTTATTTTCGCATTGAGAGAACCATCCGTATCTTCACCGCCTAGCAAATCACCGTCAAGCAATCCTCCGTTACCGAGAAGGTCTCCGTCCTCCGGCTTTTTCGTTATCACGGTGTAGAATATACCATGAAACGGATATTCTGCTATTGCTTTTCTTTTGAGACGCATAAGCTATACATCTAATGAATTTTCATTGACCCAACTCATACTACCCGAATCCATGCTTCCCAACGCTTCTTCTTCACCATACTTTTTGTACAGTGCTTTCAGACGGTCTTTCAAGTTTTGGATTATGGGAGCCGTTACCGTTTCACTGCCTACGTCCTGTCTATAACTGCCATGCTGGAGTGATGATGAAGCCACAGACCACGGACCGTTAATGACAAGCTCATATAGTGCGATAAGGCAATGGTCTTTAGTGCATTCGTCTATTTCGGAACGGTCTGAAATAAACATCAAACCGTTTTCGTATGCGATATTTTCAAGCGCATCATCTTCAAAGACAAATCTCGTAAGCCCATTGAGGTATGCTATCGGGTCAAATGATTTTTCCATAACTGCTACTGTTGCAATGTGTTGTACATTAATCGTCTGCCTGACTTGTGTCTACAATGACGTGATTGCGGAATGTTTTCAGTGCAGGACAAGCCGACATCATCACATCCGTATGCCATTCCTTATACAGCCCGTTGTTTGTCGTTGTATTCACAATCGTGCAGAGACCATCATTAGCCTGAGCAAAAATTTTAGTTATTACGCTTGAACCATACTTGTCAAACATCTGTTTGTCTAAGTTATTGGTGTATTCAAACTCACAAGCATATCCGGCAGGACGGAGAACTGCAATCTTATCATCCCAACCTTGCACGAATGTGTCTCCAGTATTGGTAAGATTACGCTCACGCTCTTCTACAATTTCAATTGGAGATACACCGGGATAATCACGGAAAGCTGCTAAGAACAACTCACGTGTAGTAGGCGCAGTAGCGGTTGTTGCGATGTAAGCTAAAGGATTTTTCTTGAAACTTTCAATCAATTCCTTAACTTCGGCATTTTGCAACATTACTTCGTAAAACATCTTGCGTGTAACCTGCCATTCCATTGCACCTTCATATCCCCATTTTTCACGATATTTTTTCTCCTTTTCCGCCATTTGGCTCAGAATCTTGCATTTAGCGTCAGTCCACACCTTAGTTCCTGCTTTAGTGAAATTTTCATCCGGAATGTCTGCTTTGTGCAACGGAATTTGAATACCACGTGCGATATTGCGGTAGTCGATATTACCTTTAGACATTAACTGTGCAGTCATGAAGTTCATGGTTGCGTCCGCACTATCAAGCTGGGACTGTAATGTATGTACCCAAGCGGCTACCAAATCGGCATCGTTTCCAAACAACTCAAACTGTTGTTCTTTTGCTTCACGTTCCATAGCTGTTTCAACGAAACCGGGAGCGATAAAATCAGGAATGGATGCGGTGTACCAGTACAGACCGTCCTTATCCATTTGATTACTGTCACCAAGAGGTGCACGCAAATCCATCAAAGGAGCGGCTTTCAAGTCACGTCCTTTCACAGAAAAAGTAGCGATGCCATTAGGGGCGGTAGGTGTGGGAGCACCAGCTTTTACACCTTGAGTCTTGTACCAACCATAATTAGTGTATAGCAGACCTTCTGTATTGACAAAGGATTGCAAGAAACGTTGATTGGTCTTGTCAGAAAAAAATCTTGCATATCTGCTGTTATTAAAATCAAATTTAGGCATAGTCTCGTCAATTTTAAATGTTAAACCAACCCTTAACCTTGCTCTTGTTCAAAGCTTTTAATGCAGCCGAAAGAGGTTGCATACGGTCTTCGTAGAGGAATACATCTCCTAATGCCAATGCAGGAGTGATAAGGTATCTTGCACCATCGAAATCATCTTCGGATGTAGCTGGGTCAAAAACAAAATCAAAGTCGCAGGGAAGGTATGAGTTAGGATTAGTAACCATCGCTTCTTTATCAGAGCCTGTTTCTTTCGCTTCAACAAGGACAGATGAAGTTGTTAATGATCCGAGGGTTGCGCTCAATGTAACTTTCCAAACATCGCCAGCCGTTCCGTCAGTCGCTTTTTCAACGGCTGTAATTGTTACCGCTGTGCCTTTTCCTGTCAATGTAGAAGGTGCTACCATGAGGATATCTCCTACGAATGGGATAAGAGAATATCCGTCTCTTTTCAGGTAAATATCTGTGTCTGTAGATTCAGTTGTAGCTTTTGCAACCGCATACGATTTTAGGATACGTATTTCGCTTCCATTAGAACCATTACTGGGAATATATTCAGCGAGCGTTCCGGCAAAAGCTCTTGCATTACCTTTGAATGGGTTTTTAACAATTCCACCACTGGTAGGAAATACAAGTGCGTCCTTTCCGCTCATCTGTAACTTCACGAATACATAGCGGTGTCCACCAATGCTTCCGCGAGCCTGAACCAATGCTCTACCGGGAAGGTAGCCACTGTTCAATAGAATTTGCTGATAAAAATCTGACATTTTCTTTTTGGTTTAAATTATTATTACTTTTCTTCTCTGTGCGATTGCTTCTTTACGACAGCAACCACATCGGCAAAGTCATCGGTCTTTTCCTTACCGCTTCCCGTGCCTCCTGGAGTGATGTCAGGTGGAGTGTTAGCATTAAACTTATTGTAGCTCTTGAGCAGTCTTTCTGTGAGAGCATCAACATCTGTTTCAGAATCAATGTGAATCAATTCGAGTTGGTCGTTAATCCAATCCTCGTTCTTGACTTCTTTCCCTTTTAAGGATAATTTGAGTTGATTGCGTTTGTCTGAGATAGCTTTTACCTTTTTCTCTTCCTCACGCTCTGATTTCAAATCTTGGAGTTCTTTGAGCAACTTATCCAGTTTGCTTTCGTCTCCTTTGTCATCCTTGTTATCACTTCTATCGTCCTTGTTCGGATGATTCTTTTCCCACTCTTTTATAAATTTTGAGTTGTCATTTCGTATGTTGTTATCGTCCTCTTGTAAGTCATCCAAGTAGTCGGCAACAACATCATCCAGTTCCAACTCGTCCTTATCACTCGCTTTCTCCAACCGCTTGTAGATTCTTTCTACTTTGCCGTTGAAACTTCTCTCACTCATAGCTAAGTTTTTCTTGCCGTTGTTGGTGAGTTTCACTTTCAGTGCTTCTGAAAATTGCTCTTTCGTAAACTTCATACACTATATGTTTTATAATGATTATATATGCGAAAGTAATGCTTTAATAAAAAGGTATAACTATAAAAAAATCACTGTATTTATCACTATGATAAATAGACATTGGTTTAAGTATATATTACCTTATTATTAAGAGGTATTTTTGCTTTTGATGAAAGAGCAAGAAGTACATAGAGAAGTCGTAATCAAGCCGCAAGAAGGATTCCAAATGCAGTTTGCGTCATCATGTGTGGACGTAGTGTTTGGTGGTGGGAATCTTGGCGGGGGCAAAGGGGCATTGCTTGATTCTCATATAGTAACTCCATACGGTTTAAGGAAACTTAGAGATATTGAAGTAGGTAGTATTATATCTAACCCTGACACGGGTGGGCAAGAAAGGGTAATATATCTACATCCCATATCTATGTTTCCATTTTATAGAATATCCTTCTCTGATGGTACATATATGGATTGTACAGAAGGACATCTTTGGAAAGCAAGAGTTGCAGGAAAACAATCAAAGCGTAGAAACTCCGATATGGAGAAAGAGAAATACGATGGTTGGAGATTGATGTCTGCTATACAAATATATGAGTGGATGAAAAATAAGAACAATGGAATGTATAAAGGGAAGAATCTTAATATACCATTACCCGAACCTGTTCAATTTACTCGACCTATCACTCCTACGACTCCACGACCGATTGCACCGTATGTTCTGGGCGCGCTAATTGGCGACGGATGTATGAGCGAAAGTATATGTAATAGATGTATATACTTATGTACACCCGATGAATTTATCGTTGACAAATTCAAATCCTATGGCTATGATATGTCGAAGAGATATACTAAGGATGGAGAAATTTGCGCAACTTATGTTATAGGCAATAATAATATAGTAGAGGATATAAAAACATTAAAAATGAATGGATGTACTGCTGAAAATAAGTTCATCCCTAAGTTTTATAAATACTCTACAATAGAAGAAAGAAAAGATTTACTGCGTGGACTTCTTGATACAGACGGATATGTGGATGATAGAGGACATTTGAGTTACACAACAATAAGCAAGCAGCTTTCAGAAGATGTAGCATTTGTTGTACGCTCTTTGGGCGGCAGAGCTTCCATAACTTCTAAGAAAGCAGGATATAAGGATGGGAACGGAATATTCCATCCATGCAATGAAGCATATACGGTTTGGATATGTACAAAATTCAATGACGAAATAGTTTCATTGCCAAAAAAGAAAAACAGAGTCAAAAAATATGGGTATGTAGAAATAGACAAAGACTTGAAACTTGAAAAAACGATAGTCAGTGCGGAATACATTGGAGTGAAAGAAGGAAGATGTATTTCTGTTGACAATCCAAGTGGTCTATATATGGTTGATGATTTTACAGTTACCCACAATTCCTTTGCTCTTGTCCTTGCTCTTGCAGAACCGTTAATGACAGATGGGGATTTCCGTGCAGTTATTACACGTAGGTCTTTGCAGTCGCAAAAGACGGGAGGTTCATTCGTAGATACATTCAAGGCTATATTCGGTGACTATTGTTCTGTAAAGACTGCCGATAGTCCTCGCGTATCATTCCCAAGTGGTGCATATTGCGACTTGACCTATATAGATGATACTAATCTTGACAAAATGCGTGAGCAATGGAAAGGTAAACAGATTGATGCGATATGTATTGATGAGATTACCGAAATGTCTTGGGAAGCATTCAGCTATGTGCAGACCCGTAACCGTGGACGTTCAAAGACGTTTACGGGAAAGTTCTTTGCTACCCTTAACCCGAAACGTAGCCATTGGACGAGAAAGTTCTTGGATTGGTACATTGGGGTTGACGGTTTTATTATGTCGGATAGAAACGGGAAAGTGAGATACTTCTATGTTAACGGTTCTACTGTTGATGATGTGGTTTGGGGTGATTCCAAAGAAGAAGTTTATGCTAAGTGTAAGATAGATATTGATAGAAAACTTGCCCGTATTGGAGGTGATTTTGACTATACGAATATGATTAAGTCATTCGTATTCTATCAAGGTAAGCTATCTGAAAATAGGGCTATGCTTGAAAATAATCCTAATTACATAGGCTCTGTTGCCGCTTCGGGCGGTAAAATGGCACAAGCTATCATTGAGGGAAACTTCAACGTTGACCCCGAAGAAAACGAAAAGATACCTATTCCATCCACTTCCGCGCAAAGCGTATTCAACAACAACCCAGCCGTGAACGGTGACAAATGGATTACCGTGGATTTGGCGGATTATGGTACAGACAACCTTGTTGCACTTGCATGGGATGGATTTCACGCATACGACATTCTCATTCTTAGCAAGTCCACTCCGAGAGAAAACGCTATGGCAGTGAAGACATTTGCATTTGAGCATGGAACAGCTGAAAGCCATATCATTTTTGACGCGACTGCCGGACGGTATTTTAATGATTACATTCCCGATGCAGTACCTTATATCTCACTAAATAAACCTTTCGGGCTTTACCAACTTACCGCAATGACAGTAAAGGATATGTGCTATATCAGATTATGCAAGATGATCGAGGAAGGTAATCTAACCTTTGACGATAAACTTGCCGTACAGACATACACTCACCAGAACCTGAAATACAAAGTGACGGTTGAGAACGAGTTTATGGAAGAATGCTCTGTTGTACGGTTTGATGATATGCAGAGCGGAAAGAAACGGCTTTGGAACAAGAAGAAAATGAATCAGATGTTGGGGAAAGGCAGATCGATGGATTTGTTAGACCCATGCGCTATGAGAATGCTTCCGTGCGCTAACATTGAATACGGGAATGAGATTCAAGCAGGGTATTACAATCACGAAGAAGAAACCAAACAAGCGTTCCATGCACAGACAGAAGGAAGTATTTACGATGAACATTTATGGTATTAGGACATGATAAGCTATAACGACATAAAGGATATTCTCAATTCCCTTAAAACAGAAGGAATTGAAGCAAGGGTAAGAGATGTTGCCTATTTGGTAATGTGTGATTCTTTCGTAGATAAGGCTCTTGCCGCAAAGGTTGCTTACCAAGAAGATGAAAAGCCTTCAAACAAGGTGTTATCCATGCTTGCCGAGAAACTGAAACCTTTCGGCATCGGTGCTATCACTACCATATCTAAAGATGAGAACCGAGAAGCATTGCTGAAAGAAATATCGGAGATGAAACAGATTGCTGACGATGCGAAAACAAGTGGAGATTCAGACACTTTTATCAAAGCAAGTAAGGTCGTGTTGGATGCACGCGTGAAGCTGAACGATAAATTCAATATTGAAGAGGAAGAGGGGCAGAAGCGAATAATCGTTGTTCCGCAGAAGCACGACATTATCTGCAAATGGACTTCGAGAGAGTGTTCTGCAATGCCGAGCAAGGAAGCCTGCATGAAGTATTACAACCTAATTGATGCGGAAAAATGACACGGGAAGAAAAAAAAACATATCTATTGCGGAACGTAAATGCCTTGTTGCAGAAGAAACCGTTTTTCAGAGGAAGTGACACTTGCTCTACAAACGACTATTCCGACGGTCAGTCCGCAGCCATTACCGAAACACGCACGGCAAGGCTTCCGAATGTAAAAAAGAATATCGTTTCGCAGGAAAAGTTTCTGAAAGAGCTTGACCCGATGAGCCATGAGGTATTATTTGATCAAAACTTGCCGAGCATTTGCGTCAAGTTAGAAGATGGGGGATATCAGGAAATCAAGTTCCAACGCACGGCATTGGCTTTTCAAGAGCAGATACTGGCGAGCCACGTAATCTACCTGTGTGGCAATCCATGTACATTGTCTTTGAGAGGTGGCACTCCTTCTGAAAAAGATAAAGCCAACTATTCCACAATCAAAGAGTATTGGGTAGACAGGAACATGGACGGATGGCGCACAAAGGCAGTCCGTTCGCAGCTTGCCACAGGAGATGCCGGACTTCTGTTCTATTATGACTATAAGGGGCGTATCAAGTGCCGTCTGATTAGCTATGAAGACGGATATGTAATCATATCGCATAATGACAACAACGGTGACAGGCTTCTTGAAAGTGTCTACTATGCCGATGAAAACGGTGTGGAATACATTGACAGCTACGATGATACCTACATGTACCGTATGCACACGCCAAGAGACGGTGAGGAAGCCGCAGAGGACGGTTTTGTAAGGGAAACTCCGATTGAGCACGGTTTTAGCGAGATACCATTGTGTACCAAGCGTGGTGATGTGGCGTGGAACAACGGTCAAAGCCTTATCGAGATTTACGAGATTATCTATAACATCTTTTTTGTCATTCAGAAGCGTAACGGTTGGGGGATTCTGTATATCAAGGGAAATTTGTCAGAAACCACAAAGAAACTTGCCGGGAACATTATTTTACAAGACAAGTCCATGGATGGAAACGGTAGTGCGGAGTTTAAAGCACCTCCCAGTCCGCAAGGTATGCTTGATAGTCTGCTAGACCTGTTCGAGAAGATACAGATAAACACTTCCTGCACTTTCCTTTTGCCGAAGGATGTCAAGTCGAGCGGTGACATAAGCGCACTGGCTATCACGCTTACCCGTGACCTGGACTTGAAGAACGCCCAACAGGGTGTTATCGAGTGGCAGAATTTCGCCGACAAGATGATGCGCCTGTTCAAGGAAGGGCTTGCAAAGGAGCTTGTGAACAAAGGAGAAAATTCCAATGCCGTTACCGAGTTTAAGAAACTCCGTGTAAGCTGCAAGTTCAAGATTTGGCAGCCGTTCAGCGCAACGGAGTATAACAATATGCTTATCTCAATGAAGCAAGCCGGCATTCTTTCCACAAAAACAGCCATTGAGAAAAACACCGAATCCGTTCCCGATGAAGAACAACGTATAGCAAAGGAGAAGGAAGAGGCTCAAAAGCTGTTGGAGAAACAGCAAAAAAAGGACAAAGGAGTTATGGAACAAATTGATGTGGTAAAAGAATAAATGGAAAAGGAAAGTCTGTACATATTAAAACTTGATACGCAAGGAAGTAAAGTAAAATTTCCGAATGCTGATATGCCTGCAAAATTAGGTGAGTACATCTATACGGCACAACGTATGGCAGGAACTCCCACACTGACCGCTACACTGAACTATCCTTCATGCTTAGACGAACTATGGACAGGAGAAGAGTTTGTTGAGTTTAGGGGGGAAAAATATTATATTGACCAAGTGCCTACATCCTCAAAGGACAACAAGAGTATCATGTACAAGCATGAGCTTCAATTCGTTTCAGAACGTATCGTGCTGGAAAACGTATATTTCATGGACGTGGTGACAGCCGGGGAAGACACGTATCACTCCAATTCCACTTCCGTCAAGTTCATGGGGGATATAAACGAGTTTGTTGGTCGCCTTAACGCTTCAATGGCAAAATCGGGTATCGGATATTCGATAGTAATTGATGAAGATATTACTTCTGAAAGCAAACTTGTTTCTCTTGACAGCGTATACCTTGCAGAAGCGTTACAGTCCATATATACCATATACGAACTTCCTTATTACTTTGTAGGTAAGGTTTGTCACATAGGATATACAGAGAATGTAATTTCTACTCCTTTCGAGTACAAGAAAGGGCTTGTATCAATAAAAAAGACAAACGCCAATTATAAGACCGTCAATCGCGTTACTGGTGTTGGTAGCTCTGACAACATACCTTTCTACTATCCGAATGATGATGAAAAAGGTACTATAGAACGCACGCAAAACCTTATGCCTTCCATTTATAGACAAACAAATGGAGCGGAAAGATTCTACAATGCACTTAACGATACGTATAAAATACCCGGTACAAATGATTACTATTTTTTCAAAAATACATATTCTTCTAAGAAAGTAAAAGAGATAAAGGTAGATTTTAGCGATATAAAGCCTACCATAGAAAATGTAACAAACGCTTCGGGACAGTTATTTGGTGAGATTGCGGATATTGCTTTTGATGATAACGATAGTGACGAACTCGGAACAGGAGAAGGGAATAATATATTCAATGGCACGGATGAGTATGTACATTCTTATTTCTACATAAAATTACATATATATAATGGGGATTACGGTTTTAACCTGTTCGAACAAGGTTTGGAAGGTGGTACGGCTGTAATCAATATGACTACGGGTAATTGTGCTGCTTGCGAGTTTGAAATAGGAGTTACCTATAAGGACAATGAGCCGGGAAGGGCATTCAATCCTGTATTGGTGGATTCTTCCGGGAACTTACCAGCAGGAGATTTTGAACAGAAGGTTACTTCACAAACATCCCAATATATAGAAAGCCAACAAAACACTTCTACAAATGAGGTTTGGATTGCGGTAAAAAAGGACAATACTACTTTCGGGGTTGTTATGCCTAATGCCACAAATAACTATAAACCTTCTGTTGGGGATAAGTTTGTGATTACAGGTATTAAAATGCCGAAATCTCTTGTGCTTGCCGCCGAGAAGAGATTAGATGAGGCGTTGATAAAGTATATGTCTGAAAACAACGATGAGAAGTTCTCTTTTTCCGTAAGTTTCTCACGTGTCTTCCTTGCAGAATACAGTATGTTAGCTGGTCTGTTGAATGAGAACTCGCGTATATACATAAAGTATAATGATAAGGAATACTTCATGTATGTGAACTCATTTACTTGTAAGGCGGATAAAAATTGCCTGTATGATATATCCGTGGAGCTAACAGATAAGTTGTCCGCCAATGTTTCCGCTTTGAGAAGTACGATTACAGAGATAGCCGGGGATATCATAGGTGAGAGGATGGGTGTCTCTCTCAACGTGTCAGATATTCTTGGCAGAATATCCCGTTATTTTATCTCAAAGATAAATAACGACACGGCCAACGGTCTGATCACTTTTTTGAAAGGTCTTTTGATAGGTAAGAACGGTAGTGGAATTACTGTATTGGAAGATGGTACCTCTCAAGCCGTCGTTGACCGGCTTTATGTAAAGATTAAGGCTGTCTTTGACGAGCTTGAAGTAAAGAAGAAGACGTATGTAGGTGGCGAGCAGGTGATTTCCCATGCAGGCATGAAATGCAACCGTGTGGATGAGTTGGATGATGTCTACCGTTGTTATTTCAAGGAAGAGGAAGACGGAATTGAGATAGAGAACCAGTTTACTCCGGGATCTCTCGCCATCGCACAGGAGTGCAATATCAAGACTGGCGTTTCTCATCATGTCGGCAACCGCTATTACTGGCGGTTGGTCACAGCAGTAGGTGAGAATTATATAGACCTGTCCAAGACCGTGTGTGATCCTAATGTCGAGAACGATGTTCCGGTGGCAGGTGATGATATCGTGGGATTAGGCCATAAGACCGATATCACCAGACAGGCGGCGATAATTCTCTCTTCGGTGAACGAAGTTTCTCCGTCCATCATCATGTATCAGGGTATTAATGATTTTACCTTGACCGGGAAAGATGTCATTTCTTTTGATTTTGACAGGTCTACCGGCAAGGCCCGGATGAAGGTGTACGGAGATACGTATATTGGCGACAAGGACCGGACCACTTACATGGAATACACTCAGGATAAAGGTGTTGATATCAAGGGTATGTTCCACATCGAAAAAGGCTCTACCGGATGGAAGAATATGGAAGGTCTGCCGGATGAGATACAGGCGGCGGCAGATCTTGCCCAAGAGGCTAAGGATGCGATAGACAATGCGGCTGTCGGAAGTGTCAATCTGTTGCGCAATTCCGGGTTTACCGGAGATTATGAGACAGAGGACCTGTCTGCCGCTACCGAGCTATCGGCGGATACCGAACTTTTTAGCAAGCAACTGGAATATTGGACGGGAGTGGCTACCGTATCTGCGGACAGTGATGCCGGCTCCGGGTACTCTGCCGCAATCGGTAGTTTGTCCCAGTCCGTATCATTGATTAAAGGGGAAAGTTATGTTATCAGTTATAAAGCAAAGGGTACGTCTGTGTCTGTTTCGTGCGGTTCTTTCAGTGTTTCTCAACCTCTCACATCCTCTTATCAGAGATATACCCATAAGATCACCTTCAATGGCAGTGGTATATTTCTTGTCAGTGGTACCGCAACCGTTTGTGACCTTCAGTTAGAGCGTGGAACCATCGCTACTGACTGGAAGCCTTCAATTCTTGACAACGACAAGGCAACAGCCGGTTTCCAGTCAATCAATTATATCGCCAGTGCGATCAAGGATGGTTCTGTGGATATTCTTGGTGGTCTGATATTGGCCAATATGATCCAACTGGGTAATTACAAGAATGGCAAGTTACAGAAGGTCACAGCCGGAGTTAGCGGCATATACAATGACGATGATGATGTGGCGTTTTGGGCAGGAGGAAAACTTGAACAGGCGATTCTGACTGTAATGAGGTTCCGTAATGATCCTAATTACCAGCCCACAGATGCGGAATGGGCGAACATGGCGAACTTTGTTGCGACTCATGGTGGTGATGTGTTTTTGAGAGGATATATCTATGCTTTGGGCGGATATTTCCGGGGAAAGGTTGAAATAGCCAATGGTAAGATACTGTTGAATGAGGATGGTTCCGGGCAGCTTGCCAATGGGAACATTAAATGGGATGCTGACGGAAATCCTGAATTTGTCGGGAAAGTGAAGGTTTCCTCACCGTCAGGTTATGAGATAACCATATTTCCTGAAGATGAATATGGAAGACCGTCAATTGATATTCATGATGATGATGGTAATTCGCTTTTGGACATATCTCTTCAATATGGATTGAACGGTATGGTTCCCCGTATTTTTATGAATGATCCTTCCAATAGTGATGTATTGTATTTCCGCCCGGATAGTATGGTTGTTGAGCAAAAAGGAAGTGACGGTTATATATATCAGACCCAGATAATGGGAGGACGCATAATTATGGTTAAAGGTTCTGAGATTGTATGGGATCAGAACATGTTGCCCAAATAAAGTGAAGTGATATGGAACTTAATTCGATAAATAAAACAGGTACTTGGAGTGAGGTGGCAGATCGTCTTAACAACAACTTCAGCAAGACTTCTACCGAAGTGGAGAAGGTCAAGCAGAACGGCATCCGCAACAAGGGGTTGTTCCCTACTCTTGAATCACTGAAAGCTGCTGTACCATCTCCAATTGTAGGCGATTGGGCTGTCGTGGGAGATACCATACCGGGTCCTATATATCAATGCAAAACAAAGGGAACATGGAGTGCCACTGGCACGACAGGAGGTGGCGGCAGTGTTGACTTATCCAGCTACCTGACAGCCGAGGAGATAGACGATGTAACATCAATATTATAGTTATGAGAATTAATTATCAGTCCGATTTTAAAATCATAGAGAAGAACTTGAACGGGGATGTGAATACTCCTTTCCGGTTCACTTACTTCAATCCGTTCAAGGGAAAGTTCATAGCCTCCTTTGACGGGCATGAGTATGTCGGTTGCAGCCGCATGGAAGACGGCAACCTGCTTGTCGCTTTCGACAACCCCTGTTTTTCTCCCGGTATGCTGAAAGTAAAACGTGAATACTTCATATCCGATTCCGACTTTCGGGATGGCATCTGCAACCTTGTTTCCGTTGAAGATACAGGAATCGTACTGACTACCGGGAAAACCGATGAAAGCACGGTGGAAATAACATCTTATCCCGATTATGCCGCATATAATACAATTCAGGCGTTCCCATTGTCGGATAATGAATATGAAGATGTGCTGAGTGATTTTAAGATTAATAAATAATTACATAAAATAACAACGGGCCAAGTTCCGGCGGAACTTAGGCGAATAATAGAATACATTATGGCAAAAATGCACAAGTTGACCAAGGGTGGGCAAACCATTTATCCAGCTACCATAACTGATGCCGTGGTCAATCCCGCTACACGAAAGAGTCTGACTACGGAACTGTCAGAGTTAGAGAGTAACATTGGTCTTTCTTTTTCTAAAGAAGTATCCTTTAACATAAAAAATGCCACTGTAATTAATAAGAATGGTGATTTTATTTCTTATGCTTACGGCTCTGCTACTGATTATATAGAAGTGGGAGAAATGAAATCCGTATCTATACATAACCTAATAACTGAAATAAATACAAATGTAGCCGTTTCTTTTTATGACGCTGCCAAATCTTTCATATCATCCATACCATATACTACGAAAAATAAATTATTAGCTCCAATGTTGGTTGTATTTCCAGAGCGATGCAAATATTTTGCGGCATCAAAGCAATCGTCTTCAAATTCGGATGATATAAAGATTTATACTTCTATCAAAAATAAAGATCTTGAACCTATTAAAACAAAAGCGGATATAGGTTCTATTTTTGGCTCTCAAGTAGTGGCCGCCAACGGTGAAAGTACAAAAATTGTATTTAAAAATACTTTTAAAAAGGGGGATATTATACATCTTGTTAATTTAACAAGTGAGGCTAATACTTATTGGAATTTAAAAGGCTATAGAAATGGAATATGGAATATGATTTCCTCAAGAATGTTTGCTGGAATAACGGTCAATAGAGATGTATCAGTTCCTGAAAATATAGAAACATATGAAAAAATTGCAATCGAAACCGATTCGAAATTAATATTATCAGGTCATGGATATTATGTTACCGACTTAACTTTATCGGAAATTGAAAAAATTAGAGATATTACGAAGTATATTAACCAGCTAAGAACATTACCTATAATTGAGCAGGACGTTTTGCTTAAAAGTGATAATTTGATTAATCCGACAAAGGTCACAAAATTGGGCAACGGATGGTGGGTGTCTGACTATATACCAGTCTTCGAAGGAGATATATATTACTCCAATGCAACTATTGGATTGTTCACGTATGATAGAAATAAAATTGATATTACTTCTGAAAAAGGATTCGTATCGGGAGAACCGATACAAATGGGTATTGCTTATGTAAGAGTAAAACTGGGAACATCCGGAGTTATAACATCCGAAGAATTAGCTATAGACAAAGCGGCTTCTCTATGGCTTTCAAAAAAAAATAAAGAATCAAGTTATGCATCTCAGTTCAATCCATATCTTATCAATCCAATAGACCAAGGAGGGAGAGCACTGATTTCAAAGCTTATGCCACATGTTGGTAAAAAAATATTTTGTGTTGGTGACAGCTATACAATGCAGGGAAAATATTTTCCTGCATTATTGGAAGTAACCGGATTAAATAAAATTGGAGATACAGGTAAAGATGGAAATGGTCAGCCACTCACAAGGTTCCCACAAAATATAATAAAAAATAAAGAGCTTATTCTACAAAGTGATTTTGTGACTATTTTGGGAGGTACGAATGACTATGGTCATGGGGGAGATATATTAGGGACAATAAACGATTGCATAAAGAATGAATATGCTGAATTAAAAATACCGATTCTTAAATTAAATGAGGCCGGATATTATGTTAAGGATGATAGCATAGATACTAGTTACAAAGTCTTAACAGAAGAAGATATTAATGAGGGAAGAACTCCACAAAGTCTGTATGCAGCCATAATGACTTGCGTTAATATCATACACAATTGGAACAAGGGAATAACAGTCGTTTTATGTTCTCAGCCGGAAAGATTACCTTATGGTTCTCAACCTTGTACTCCACCTCTCTTGCGAAATGGTATGAATATGAATTTGATTGCTAAAGCTATGAGGGAAATTCATGAGATGTTTGGGGTTCCTTATTACGACTTTCATTCAAACGGCTGGACTATTGATCAAGTAGAAGTATATATGAATGATGGGACACTGCATCCAAACGAAATAGGAGGAAGGAAAATAGGAAGAGGATTAGGTATGTATATAAATAGTTTGTAGAATAATTTGGGAAATTGTAATAATGGACCAACTTAAATAGTGAAACATACTTATGATACGAGAATTAATCATCAGAATAATGAATCATCTGTCCGTTGAAGTGCACCCGGATGCGGAATGGTAAAAGTGGAACAGGATATATGGAGCTTAATACAATAAACAAAACAGGAACTTGGAGCGAAACGGCAGACCGCATCAACAGCAACTTTAGTAAGATCTCCATTGAGGTTGAAGAGATAAAGCAGAACGGCGGTGGCGGCAGTGGTGGCGGAGGGGGCGATGTCACTAACGCCGACCATGCCACATCTGCATACACGCTGGATAAGAATACGCCTGTGCTTGACTGGTTCCTTTCCGCATTGAACGATGATGATGCGCAAGGGATCATTAATTACCTCAAAGGTCTTAAGATAGCAGGAAATCTGATAAACCGCATCGTAAAGCAGGGTGACAAGGATGTCACCTACACCGATGAGGATGTGATGAGCGCATTGCGTGTAATGACTGAGATAGAGAACAGTGCGGAGAAGCTGAAAGAGATATTCTTGCGGAAGGACGTGGCGGATTCCACTAAGTACTTGTTATCCTTACTGGGCGGAGTCTTGATTAAGAAATATGCCAAGTTCGGTGATTTCGTTACTGGTGTATCAGGTGGATACATAGACGAAAAGGGCAATCTTGAAATGGAAAGCGGTGTATTTCGTAAGCGTTTGTTTGTTCCTGAAATAGCTTATAACCGTACAACCTATTTCAAAGGACGTATGGTAAACTCCCCCGGTGGTGGTTGTACCGTATTGTCATACGTGGATAACGGCGATGGAACCTACACCATCGCTCCCGATCTGACAGATGCGGACGGATTGAGCCAGTTTGTTGATGACATCCTTACCACCTATTTTGTGACTAAAAATAGCGAAGGCAAGCTGAACGGCTTTGAAGAAATGAAATTCCGGGTGACTGCCGCAGATTATACAGCCAAGAAGTTTACTGTCATTCCCCGTCCGGGGCATTCTGACTGGAAACCTGCCGAGCAGATGGTATTGGCACAAACAGGTAACTTTACGGACCCGGAACGTCAGACTTATATACTTATTGATTCAGTCAACGGAAATAACTGTATTACATTCTTTGACAATGCCAACACTTGGGACCCGGAGCCGGCACAGATGAAGAGCTGGTTCGGCAAGAAGAAGGGTATGACTGTAGCCGGTATTAATGCGGACAGTTACTCAGCCGTTCTTCAGAACATCATCATGACCGGGCTTATCTTTCAAGTTGATGAGATCACCGGACAGACAGTTCGTGTACCCTTGGACAAGGGTGAATGGGTTTCAGGTAAGTACGCCTACTATGACCGGGTGTCACATAACGGGGCTTTGTGGTTGTGTGTTGATGATAATGGAACAACAACAGAACCGTCAGATGATAATCCGGCATGGCTGAAACAAGTGGCGGAAGGGCAAAAAGGTGATCCGGGATTGTCCGTAGTAGGTGGCGGTCATTGGGAATCCTCCAAAACCCCGTACAAAGCCAACACAATGGTCACTCTTGCCAATTGTGTCTTTATATCCAAGGTGGAAACCTCCAATCCTCCCATCAGAATATTGCGTATCAAAGGTGGCAATTTCTTAAGAAAGAAGGACGGTGGTTATTATCTTGCCGGGAAACCTGCCGACTGGGAGGTTAACGAAGACTGGGATATGCTGCTTGACGGGCGTGAACTGAAAGGTGAGAGTATCACTTTCCTTGGTGAATTTGCCACGGCTCCTGCCAATCCGAAAAACGGTGATTCATACCGTAACACGACTGACCGTGCTACCTACATCTATCAGGACGGAAGATGGCAGCTTATGATATCGGACGGAAAAGACGGTAAGGGCTATGAGTATATATATACAAGAGGCAATATCATAGATAACACCCCTGAAAAGCCGGACAGTCAGCAGAAAGATGGTTATGTTCCGGAAGGCTGGACGGATAATTATCTTGGTACGGACGCAGACCATCAGGTTGAATGGGGTTGTACACGTTTTAAGGAAAATGGCGTATGGTCTGAGTTCAGTGATCCGGCTGTGGTGCATCGCTGGAGTAAGGACGGGGAGAATGCCATCATGGCGGACTTCGATAACGAGATGGTCAATGCAGCCCTTACTTCAGATGGAAAGGTCGTATCCTCACAGACTTGGAATACAACTGTCAGTATGTGGTATGGAACGGAAAAGCTCACCCTTGACAGCATCACCTGTACACCTGACACAAATCTTCTGTGTGCGACAGACAAGAATACGGGAGTGGTGACAATATCGGTATCTGCCGGAGCTACTCTTGCTGCGACAAACACGGTGAAGATCACAATCAGGGCTACAAAGAACGGGCAGCAGTATTCCCGTGATCTGTCATTCACTGTAGCCGGGGTCCGTGGAGGTGCGGACGGTTCAGATGCCGTGCTATACAGTATAATCGTTTCTGCCACTTCTGTAAGCAAGGACAAGAATGGGAACTACAGCGTGTCTTCCGTATCATGTTACAGGCAAAAGTCAGTGGGAGGCGTGATATCCACCACAACGGACGGTACATTGAAATACAGCATAGACGGTGGAACAGAAACTACCATAAACAACAATACAGCCATATCAAGCGGAAACTTTACGAAGACATTGAAGTTTGTTTTCTATGTGAATGACCAGATTGTGGATATTGAAACCGTTCCCATGCTTTCTGACGGTAAGGACGGTGCTGACGGTGAGAGCATCACAGCAGCCGGTCATTGGGAGTCCGCCAACACTCCGTATGCGAAAAACAGTACAGTATCGTTTGCCGGAGGATCTTACTTAAGCAAGGTTCAAACATCCAATCCGCCACTTCCGCTTCTTCGTGTGAGAGGTGGACGTTATCTAAGGAAGAAGGATGGCGGTTACATACTTTCCGGGAAGAGATCGGACAAGGCTGTCAACTCCGACTGGCAGGAAATGACTTCCGGTGTCGAACCGTCCGCTTCGTACTGGCTTGACAGCCCGGTAAGCACAATAAACTTTACCAGTACGGGCACACCGTCACCGTCAGCGTTTGTCGTTACCATGAAACAGAATGTAGGCGGTAATGTGAGCGATACGAACAGGTTCTATCTTGCTGCACGCAAATACAACGGAAGCTGGCTGGCGCATGTAGGTGCTACCCTAAGCAATCAGATATCCGTTCCAGCGACAGCCGGATACACCCAGTTTGCCGTCCGGGCTTATCAATCCGCATCGGACGCGAACGCATGGAATAATAATTTTATCGCTGAAAAAGGGGTGGGTGTTGCTAATGATGGTTCCATAGGAGCAACAGGAGCAACAGGGGCGTTTCCCCGCGACAGAGGCGTATGGGCTTCCGGACAGACTTACGTCTGGAATGCGGATTACCGGGATAAGGTCATATATCTGATAGGGGGAGTTTATTATAATTTCCTTGTAAAGAATTACGGTGCTTCCGTTACAGCTGCACCCACATCTGTTAACGGTGATTCCAATTGGGAAGCCATGCAGAAGTTTGTGAATATCGCTACTGACACCCTGTTTGCCGATGGTGCGAATGTAGCCGGCTTCATGTTCAAAGACAAGGTTCTCAAGTCTTTTAATGACAAAGGTGAAACTCTTCTTATCAACGGTGAAACCGGGTATTTTAAATGCAAATTAGCAGAGATTACAGGAACAATCACGGCGGATAAAGGACGTATCGGTCCGTTCTCCATCGCTTCGGGAATATTGTCCTCAAAGATCCTTTATGAAAAGGAAACAAATAAATACGTCGGTTTCAATCTGTCTGCCGGACAGATAGAGTTTTATAACGAAAGGACATTTGCACGTGTAAAAATCGGAGGAAACACGAAATTTGTCACAATCGAAGGGATATCGTATGATGCCGGAATTGATATACAGAGTCCAAATGCTATGATCGGGATGCACATCAAGACCCTGAGCATTCCTCTGTTCGTGGAGGGAGGTAACATTTTCCTTCATCCGAACAATGACAGCTATGTATCTATCCGTGGCATAGTTGGCAACTGGAGGAATATCTCTGTCAAAGCTTCATTGAACAACAACGATGATAATGTGATGTTTATTAATAGAGACAATATAGAAGTGGCACTTCCTCCGGATGTTCCGGGGCATACCATATACTTCAAACGTATGAGCGGCGGAGTAAGATTGACAGGAGGACGGATCCTGCCTGCTCCCGGAGGACAGGAGGTGTCTTATATTGATTTGGATTTTGCATCCGGCTTCATTAAGTGTATGGGTAATTATTGGGTTATGTTTTATTGCGGATAATTTAAATATAAAGTATGAAAATAGATTTTGCACAATTTCCTATTTATGACGGGATTAAAAAAGAAAAGCTTATAGCCAGTAACATCACTGAAGCCTTCGGTGACTGGATATACAAGAACGTAGCGGGTTTGAAGGCGCATCTCCTTGCGGAGAAAATCTTCAAGTCGACTGTAGATGGTGTGGAACTTGACGAAGAGGAGGTGGATATCATAAGACGTTCTACCCCTATGTTGTCCGGCTTGCTGGCCGATTCGTTGAATGATTATCTGGATAAAAAGAAGGAGGAACAACATGAAGATTGAGAATTTGGAACGCGCCAGCCGAATCAATGACGAACTGGCGAAACTGAAGCTGGCTAAGGAAACGTTGAATAACGGAGGCTATGTCCGTATCTACAGCAGCGCCCGGTCAAGTGCCGGATGTGTGGAACTGGATATAGCAAACTTTAATGACGAGGTGAACACGTGTATAGACAACCATATCGCTGAACTTGAATCTGAAATAGAAACGCTATGAAAGAATTATGGCAATTAATCAAGATGCTGTTCTCAAGCAAGCCGGGTGATTTTGACACTCCTGAGCTGCTTGCCATGAAGCATTATCCTTTCAAGGGATACCGTTTCATGATGTGGTGCGGACGGATGATATACCGTGCCGAGAACAAGGAGAACATAGATAGGTATATGCAGACCTATGCGGGTAAGGAAAGCCTGACGCACGAAACCATACACTTGCGTCAGGCACAGGTTATCGGCTCATGGGTAAAATACTATTGGCGGTATTTTGTCGAGTGGATCAAGGGAAACCCTATCTGCCATCCTGCGAGTTCGGCATATTATACCATCTCATACGAAATGGAAGCGTATGCCAACGAGGGCAATTTGGATTATCCCGTGAACTATGACGGAAGCAACCTTTCCCGGTACAAGATAAAAAGTGGCAGGAAGAAGCTGTACAAATCGGTTGGCGGCACTTCTAAAGCGTGGAAAACTTATATAAGAACTTTATAAAATTGATATTATGAGTGATTTGAATTTAGAAAATATAGTTGGCTTTAAGGCTGTGGATAAAGACGGCAACGAACAAAATGTGACAGTAGATGAAATGGTGGATATGGTTTCCACAAGAATGGTTATGGCTTTGTCTGAAACTTCAACATTTGCCGCCGCTGCTGCAACAGGAAATGACGTGTATGAAAATGAACTTCCGACAGTGACGGATGCCGCAAATGTAAGAGTTTTACAAAGTAGCGGGGATGCGGCAAAAATGACGATGCAGTCGCTTGCATCAAAACTGGGAGGACTGTTGG